TCCCTGGCGGTATGTGGTACAGAAGCATAAGAAGGGATATAAGGTTTACGAATAAAATCAAGCTTATGATAAAACGCATAGTGTATACAAGCGACATAAACGTAAAAGTTGGCCAAGAGAAAATTGCTAGTGGTCGAGGGTATGTGACTAAAGTATATTTATTCGGCATTTGCGTTTACAAAAGCATTACGCCTTTGGAATTACGGAAATAACATCAAAAGCTTTCCCGTATAAGTAACGGGCAGCAACATGATACTGGATGACCAGCTTTTAAAAGCGATCATTAAACATGATCCGTCAATTGCGTTATTGGCCGAGGCTCAAAAAGACGCCTCCCTGCTCAACGCCCATATAACCGGTGCGGGGTTGGATACAATTATCCGCAGTGATGATTACTTTGAAGACGAACAGAAAAAGAACCTGCGGCAGAAGTATGCCAGGTCAAACCGGGATCTCTTTGCCCGCATCCACAGGCCCATTGACAAGGTATTTACAGCAAAGGGCGGCAGCACCATCTACAACCTGCCGGAAGCCCAGGCGAAGAGATTAGCCGCATACCTGGCCACCATCCGCAACGGTATGTCATTACGCAGGTGGATCAAGTCTATCGCTCTTCCGGCCTACCAGATCGACCCCATGGGCGTTATATTCATGGAACTCGATGCCCTGCGCCAGCCATATCCCACCTACCGTTCAACTTCAGACATATTCCGGTATAAGCTTAATGGCCGTAAACTGGAATATATCATATTTAAACTGGGCGCCGATGATGTACGTTTGGCCGGTAGAAACATGGGGGTGCCCGATGTAACCCTAAACAGCATATTTGAGAAACTTCCTTCTCTCAATGGAACGCCAAAGTTCCTGCGGGTTGTGGATGATGTATCGGACAAGATATACCGGTTGGAAGGCGAAGGGCAGTATACCGAAATACCTGAACTGACCCTACCGAATTACTGGATGTACGTTCCGGGTATGATCGTTTCCGACCTGGTTAAGTACAACAGCCAATGCTTCCAATCGCCAGATGCTGACATTGTAGAACTGGCAAATGACTTCCTCACTGATTGTTCCGTTTTCAACATCTGGAAAAAATTACACGGCTATCCAAAAGCATGGCGTACAAAAACAGCATGCTCTACATGTATGGGTAGCGGTTTGGTCCGTGGCGTTGAATGTCGGGATTGTGGCGGTACCGGTAATAAGAAAAAGGCAACTGTCCGGGACGAACTGATTGTACCGATCCCCGACGACGGCAAAATGCCTACGACATTTGGCGGCTATATTACACCGGATATTACCGGCTGGGAATTGATGCGCAATGAGATGACCACGCTGGAAGATATGATGTTCATGACCAGCTGGGGCACGATCATGAAGCGGCCAACGGATAAAGCGCAACCTGAAACTGCCACATCCGAATTCATTAACGCTCAGGCCATCAATGAACGCTTGCCTGACTTCACCTCATGGGGGCAGACAATTGAAACGTTCGTTATTACTGCTGTAGGGCAGATCATGTTCAACCAGAACTATCAGGGCCCCAGCGTCAACTATGGCAACCGGTTTATTATAGAGGGGCCGGATGTCCTTTGGAATAAGTATGCTGATGCCAGGGCCGAAGGGGCGCCACAGGCTGCATTGGATGGCCTGCTGCGTGATTATTACGAATCACGATATGAAGGTTCACCTATGGACCTCAACAAGGCATTAAAGCTGATGAAAGTTGAGCCCTGGACACATCTTACCATTGACCAGGTACAAGCAGCATCGGCCTTGCAGGTTGATAAGATCGCCAAAACATATTTCAGCGAGTGGGTATCAACGAAAACGGATATGGAGATCCTAAGCACTGATGAACAGACACTGCGTGATGATCTGACGGCTTATGCTGAGGCAAAAAACGAATTATTTAAGGATCAGCAGGCCGAAATGCTTGCCCAGCAGCAGGCGGCTGTCGGTGGTGATGTTTCCCCAGAAGATAAAGCCATCGATAATGGTAGAAAGGGTATACAGAAAACCCGGATTAAGAAAGGGATGAAGCAAATACAACAATAACACGCTATGAGTACTACAGGCAATTACAACCCATTAAAATCGGTTCAGGCTAAAATAGTTGACGGCGAAATTGTGTTTAAAATTGATGATAATCCATGGTCAGCAACTATCCCAGGCGCTGCGGGGCATGAGGTAATTTTAAATCCAATGGAGGTGAAACAAATTAAGATAACCTATGTATTGGAACTTGTGCCTGATTCAACGGATTAAAACAAACACCTCATATGCCCGAAATCAAAGATCACATTGCCGTCGTAAAAGCCGAGATTGACGCGACCGGCAAACGCCTGGAAACCGAAACGCTTACGGCTGACCAACTTATTAACATCGCTAACCGCATGGTGCAACTCGGAGAAGCACTCTCATGGTTACTTGCAATAGTCGAAATGGAACAAGGCCCGAAGCCAAAGTTGGTTGTGGCAGGCAAAAAATGGAATGAACGGTTAGCGGAAGAAATTGCAAAACGAAACAGTCATTAAAATCAATCAATTAATATGGCAATACACCACACCCGCCTTAAAAAGGCCATAACGCTTATTGGGGAAGAAAAAGAGGTCCCTAAGATCATCCAGTTGCTTTCTCAGGCAGAATTCACCGATGACGAAATTCAGGAGATCCTGCAAAAGACATCCGGTCAGCCTGGTAAAACCGAAACAATTACCGTGCATGATCCTGCAATAGAAGAATCTAACGGTCCTATTGCTCCAGGGGTGCAATTGCCTGGTGCCAATATACCGCCAGCCAAAGCCTCAAAGTATGCCGACTTCGATGTGTTCATGGGCAAGGCCATCACCAAAGAATACCGGCATGTATCGGGCGAAATGCGCAACTATATCAGCCATTTCCAGCTGAGCGAAAAGGTGCAGACTGTGCGCATTGAACCGACCCTGGCCAAAGACTTTAACCGGTTCGCCATCGGGTTCATCGACAACCCAGGTAAGATGTATTTCCCCAAAGGAACCAAACAGGTAGGAGATATACAGACTTACCAGGATGCAACCTACAAGCCTATGAACGAAACCACTGTTACTAACGAATTCATGGATTAATTATGGCTATTAAGAATTTAGAAGCAATAGCAAAAGCATTACGTATTGATCCGGCCAAACTGCTGGAAGCCTCAAAGAGCGATCAGGAAGTCGAGGTTGAAGTACCTGCAGACCTGGTGGTGATGACGAAAGCCGAACAGGAAACACGGGAAAACAGCCTTAAGTCAACGAACATAGGCATTGGAAAGGAAATCATTATTAAAGAGCTCAAGCAAAAGGAAGGGTTAGAATTTGAAGGTAAAGATCCTGAAAAGTTCATCACCGAATATAAAGCCAAAATCCTTAAAGATGCCAATATCTCGGTTGATGAAAAAGTAAGGGAGCGTGATAAAACTATTGAGGGCCTACGTAAGAACCTGGGCGAACGTGATACTGAGATCACTACTTTAAAGACCAAAGCCAGCCAGGCTGAAGCCGATTCAAAGCTGTTGGGGCTGTTGCCAAAGGAACGCGCAAGCATCCTGACCGATCAACAGTACTTAAGCCTGATTAAGCAGGAATATGAACTTACGGAGCATGAAGGCAAGCCAGCGGTCAAGAATCTTAAAACCGGTGAGATTGAAAAGGATAAAACCACATTGGCTCCGTTGGACCCTGCGGTTGTGGTTAAAGGCCATTTCGAAGGAGCCAAATGGATCGCCACACCGGGAGCCGACGACAAAAAAACAGGACCCGGCGGCAGGGGTGCCAGCGACTCCACCAATACAGGAGGGATCACCAATATGAAGCAGTTCAAAGACCACGCTAAGGCGCAGGGCTGGAACCTGAACGGCCAGCAGGCGCAGGCAGAGCTGAATAAAATAACTACCGCCAATCCTAATTTCGATTTCTCTACTGCTGAGTAGGGAGGTGTGTTTTGTAGTTGTCATGAAAGCCGTCTCAGAAATGGGGCGGTTTTTAAACTTTGTAAAATGAAGATACCATTCAGGCAAAAATCAATCGGCTGGTGCACGGTTTATACACTGGCAAACATTTTTAATGATAAAGGATTTTTGAAATATTTAGAAGACGATCGATTTAAAGGGTGTAGCAAGGAGGATGTGGAATACATGCTTGCGGACCAAAATACAGGGTTAAAAATCGCAGATGTCATTTATGTTAACCAACACTATCAGCATTTACCAAAGCAATTCGTGTACGATTGCCTTTATAACCATAAGGAAGATATTGTCTTTGACAAGCCAACTGCTATACCGGTTATCCCATATATGTTGACGGTGCGACTTATTGAGTCAATTTATCATTCTGTGGCTGTATTAATGATCTCGGGCGAGATGTATTACATCGACCCTTATAGGGAGAAAGTAATCAAAATAGAGAGTTTCAACCAGTTTAGCGAGCTTTTTATAGACTGCGTTCAAGTTGAAAGGTTTTATCGACCGACCGATGAAAGTTTTATAATTCTGGATGGCGAAATGCTTGGTTTTAACACGTTAATTGAAGAACAGATAGCTTAATTTTCAGAAATATTTGTAAGTTCAGAATATTTCCTACCTTCACATAACCGGGGATGTTCCCCACAAGCAGAAAGGGTCGGTGACCCAAAGCATTCTTACAGGTTGTAAGTCCATTTATTCACACCGAATAAAATGGCAGATTATGTTTCTTCGGCGTTACTCGCCTTTCAATCAAAAATCAACAAAAAGTACAATCAGGCAGAATTAAGGGAGCAACAGAATCCCATCTTACGTGTTGGGCTGGCAAATCAGGACTTCACTGTAGCCGATGTAAAGGCTATCAAAGAATCCGACAAACGTGCTGTTAAAGCTTATGCGCTGAAAAAGATCAGTGCTACCAATGGCACAGCCCGTTCGTATAACCACACCGGCAGCCAGGGCGATTCTGCTGAAATCTCAATGAGCTGGTCAACCTTCAGTGAAACCACTGGTGTTTTCATGCAGTCAGGTTATGACAACGTGTTTGACACCCTCACAATGCTGGATAACCAGATTATGCAGAAACAGCGTATTCTGCGTGAGCGCATTGGCGCTTATATCCTGGGCCAGGTTCACACCAACCGTTCACAGAACTACGTAGGTACTCCACGTAACGGCACCTGGAATGGTACAAACTTCGCCTTCGAGATCGATGACAACGATAAAAACCGGTTCTGGTATAATGCCGCATCAATCATGCGCCAACAGAAGTACTATGATTCGTTTATCGCCATCGCTGACCCCATCACGATGAAGTTGGCCGATTTCCTGGGCGCACAAGGTCAGGGTAACGCCACCAATCTCAGCTACCAGTTCAAGGACTTCGTTCCCAACGGCATCATGGAACACGCCTTACTTGGCGATTCAGTTTCCAGTGAGTACGCAAACGGTACCGCGCTGGTAATGCCGCAGTACGCCTTCTCTGTTATCCCATGGATACCAAAGATCAACCGCGAGGGCGCCGGGGATTACGAAGACTATAACGGTGGATGGGGTACGATCCCTGATGCTACCGGTCTTCCTTTGACCTATGCCGTACATGGCTGGGCTCAACGTGCTGATGGTTCCAGCAATGGTTCAGTGGTTCAGGATTGGAAGATCGAGCTGGAATTGTCTGTTGATATCGCGTTCAACACCGATTTCCACAGTACCAGCGGCGAAAGCTCAATCTTCGAGTTTGGTTTAAATAACCTCCCATAATCAACCTATTACTTAACCAGCATTAAAACAAGATCAATGAAAAAGTTCATTATTCTTTCAATGCTTGCGATGGTAGTAGGAATGGCCACGCAAGCGCAGAGGGCGACTTTGTTCCCGCTTATTGCCGGGGATACTGTTTCCACCAGTTCCAGCCGTGATACGGTAACAAAGATCATTACAGCAACTGCCGGGTTCTCAGCATTGGGTATCCAGGTGAATGCTACAAAGATCAGTGGTACCGTTTCAGCCAAGGCTTACCTGTACAGTAGCCTGGATGGAACGAATTACAACCTTACCGATTCAAGTGCAGCCTTCGCCAACCAGACTACAAACGTAGTATGGTTCACGAAGACCAGTACCCCTTATGTGTATTATAAGGTCACGGTACAGGATCCGATAGGAGGAGCGACGAGTACACAATCGGTTCAGGTTAAGGTTTACTATGTATTAAGACGCTATGATTAAACCAATTCCCATAGTAGGCGGTGGTACCGGGCAATTTGATCCGGTCGCAGATGCAACCAGTGTTTACATACCGGTCCTTGCCGGTCAGGACGCATGGGTTGAGCGATCAGGTTACGGTACGCTCACTCCCAACAATTACCAGATTGTCGGGGATGGGCATATCAATTTGCTTAACGGTTTGAAATTCTCGGCAAGTGAAGTTTACAACATTCACGCGTCAGGGTTTCAGATCGCCGGTACTCCCGGTAACTACTCGAATGGGTTTAAATCTACAGTAGTTAATGCGTTGCTTTCCCGGCTGGGGTGGATGCAGCCAACACGTACAGGCTATGCCCTGGATTCGTTCAACACGACTTCAGTAAGCGGCCGGTACTTTAATGATGGCTCGTTCCACGCAATTGTAACCCCTGAGAACATCAGGCAGGCACAGGAAGATCCGGAAATAACAGTTGGCGAATTCAATGCTTTCCTTTTGACACTGCAGAAGGCCTCCATCATGAAGGCCGTCAATGCGGTGTTCAATAAGAACGAGCGGCTTGAACGCACCCTGTTATTCGAGCGATTCGGGCGGAACGATTACAAGTTCACCAACACAGGTGCATTCGTAGGCGTTCTGCTTCGGCCAGGTAGAAAAGAAGGTTTATCGATCCAGGTAAACAGCGTTTCGCTGTACTTCGATTCTGATGTGACATTCAACCTTTACCTGTTCCACGAAGCAAAGAAAACGCCTGTCTGGACTCAATCGGTAACGGCAGTAGCTGATGAACAAACGGTCATCAACTTCTCAGAAGTGATCGTGAATTACCTGGAAAACAATAAATCCGGCAACTTCTACCTGGGATATTTCCAAAGTGATTTGGGAACGGCCAAAGCCTACAACGAGATCGTTGAACGGTTTAACCCGACCTACAACTTTGCGATGTATCCGGTAGAAATGGAGGCGTTACCAGGTAATTACATAAACCGGAACAAAATCAGCTATACCTATTCAACCCACGGACTGAACGTCGATGTAAGCGCTTTCAGGGATCACACACAAAGGATTATAACTAATCCTTACCTGTTTGATAACCTGATTGGGCTGAACATGGCAGCCATGGTTATTGAGATAATCAATAACGCTACCCGGGAGAACAAAACGGTGCGCATTACTCAAGATCAATCACAAAAGCTTTATACGGATCTACAGCTTGCTGGACCTACGGATGACTTCCCCTACATGGCAGGGTTGAAAAACCAAATCGCCAGGGAGGTCAAACGGGTGAAGGAAGAATTCTTCCCCTGTCCGCAGATCAGCAATGTAGAACATAACACGAACGATTTGCTGGATTACGGAATGCAGCAGCCAGACTTTTTCAGATACTGATGAACTACTTGAAAACAAACCCAGTTGGCCTTGATTGGTACATACAGCAGGCACAAACCCAGCTGTACAATGGCCTTATCACTCAGTGGGGCATGGATGCATCAGCATATTCGAGTTATGGGCGCTGTTACCGTAATAAAGTTAACGACAGTTATGTAGCGCAGATATACAACGGGATCGAATACAGCGAGGTGTATTGGGACGATAACCTGACTGCAATATCCTTTTTTGGCATAGGCGAGAAAACAGATATCTACAGCGGTAATAAAGTACCTGTTCACCTGGTGATGTTCGTAAACCTATCAAAAATCAAGGGCACGATACTCCATCGACCCGATGAAGAAGCAAGGCAGGATGTAGGGTCCGTTATGGGGCAAAACTGCTTCGGCCTGCATTACGTCAGCCAGGAACTGTGGTTAGAAAACGTACTGCGTGAATATCCCGGATCCCGGCGCGATGAACGGCTAAAATCAGTAGACCAGCATCCTATACACTGCTTCAGGTTCAATTATAATTTATTCTATAACCCAAACAAAAATTGTTAAACATATGTCACTCAACCTTTGCGGAGCGATAGGCGACAATACAGGCCCGGTTTCGTGCGATGTTACCAGGGGCGTCCCTAAGTTTGCTTTTGTTGGTGGAAAAGTATTCCAGCCCAGCGATTATGCGACCGGTACAGCATTCCAAACAGCTTTCAAGGCTGCAGCGAAACTTGCAAAAGGAGATACTTCAAAATTGTTCCCTTTTCCCGAATTCCAGGGCAATGCAGATAAGACCGACGCCAACAAAGAAGGAACGCTCGGTTACGGTTTCAAGCAAGTGTTATTGGAAGGCAGGCCAGCGTACGAGTTTGATGTATTAATCGGTCAAACACAGTTCCAAAAACTGCGTAAGTTTAACCGTACCATCGCTCCCGTTTTTATCTCCGATGACGCCAATAACATGTGGGGGGTGTACAAGTCGGATGGAACGTTCGTTGGTAATGACGCTTACATCTTTGTTACAGGTAACACTTTTGGCGATGGTTCCAAAAATATCGTCGCAAAGATCACTTTCAGCTTTGTATCTGTAAGCGATTTCCATGACAGCAGCGCATACTTCCCGCTGAACTTCAACCCTAACGAGGTTAAAGGATTGCTGGATGTGGTATTGAGCGAGGCTTCAGCACATTCTACGAATGTTTACCACATCGCTGCTAATGTACTCACTGCAAAACTGGGTACATCGATCAATGTGGCTCAATCTTTTGGTGCAGACCTGGCCAGCGCGGCATTATGGACACTGGTTAAAGATGCAGATGGTACATCAGTTACGATTACCTCTGTAGCGTTGGCTTCAGGTGGTTTGTACTATGATTTCACAATCGACTCAACCGCATATACGGCGTTGTCATCTGGTGCAAAACTGCGGGTTGGCCTGGCCGTTCCTGCTACTCTGGATGCAGCTGGCGTAACCGGCGTTGAGGCTCCTGATTATCTCATTATAACTAAACCGTAATGAAGTATAAAGGAATAGGCTTTAACGGCCCCCACCTGGCAGCAATGCCGTTCGAGCAGTTCAGTAAGGAAGTTGCACACCAGTTGAATGAAGCAGAACAGAAGGACTGTTACAGCCTGTTACAATTAAAATATCCGGGAGTAGCGAAAGTTGCTCCCGTTTCCCATGACGATACCATCGCTATATCAGAAGTTACAGACGCTGGAAGCACAGACGGATCAGGTGATAACGAGCAGCCTGGAACAAACAAAAGAGGCGCTCGCAAACCTGAACGTTGAGCAGATGCACAAGGGGCAGGATGCCAACGGTAACCCTATTGGCCAATATCAGAACGAGGTATATGCGGAAATGAAACACAGCATGAACCCATTACCTGGTTTTGGGGTGCCAGATTTAAAGCTTACCGGGGCGTTTTACCGTGGTGTATCTGTAACGGTTAACAATCAGTCCGTTATAACGGACAGTAGCGATAGTAAGTCAGCCGAATTGCAGGCCAAATATGGGAAAGAAATCTTTGGACTGAATGGTGTCTATAAAAGGGAATATTTAAATGAAAGTTTAGGTCCGGTTTTCAGGTCGTCAATTACAAGTATAATCGGTTTAAAATTCAACAAGGCATGAGTTGTGAAGGATGTCATATATTTGCGAATGGCCAGGCTGACGCGATAAGTGCAGTCCGGTCTGCAGCAATAAAGTATGGGCAAGAGCAAAAAGTTTCGGTCGCTATTTGGCAAGAAGGATTTGACTGGTTCTACGGGCCAGCCACAACTGCCATTACAACCAGAAAGCCCATCCGCGACATTCTTCCGTTCAATCAGCAACCTGCCCCTGTTCAAATACCGTGAATGCGTTGTAAGAGGCAACCTATCAGCTCTTATTATTACAGGTTTCCCGCCAGAAAGCGAATTACGGTTAGCATGGCTGGACATACAGCAGGAGTATGCGGATATTATGGGCGACAGTGAGCAGAAGAACTATGTCAATGCTTTAAAGGAAGTTCACCTGCTTAATTGTACGCTGCAACAAATCGCCATCTGTATTGAATGGGTAGGTAAATGTTTACCCATGCTCCCCAACCCTGCGGTGCAGGAATATGTTGATCGGTTTTCCAGTGATCTCAATAACTTTCTGGATGCGGCTTTCGTTTTTGACTATAACGACCCTGAAAAGTACAAAGACAACCTGGTCAAAGCCGAAAGACGCAGTAAAGGGATAAAATTATCACTCGATGTCGCAATGGTCAATGAAGAAGCTTTAAGACCTGCATCTGACCAGCAAAAACCGGACGACGCCTACTTTCAAAATATTCTCATCAACCTGTCTGATGCGGCAGGTTACTACATAACAGACACCATCACAGTTCTTGAATTCGCACAGCGAATAAAAAGACTGAACGATGGCAGAAGAACTTATAAGTAGTTATATTGACCGGGCAGCCATAAAAGCTGACACGGATTTCTTTCTATCCCAAATAAAGACTGTTTTTGAAGCCTATACCAATCTTGGTAACACCAAGACGAATCTGTCATTTGCTGATGGCGTCAAAAACACTACAAATGGAATCAGTCAGTTAAATGAAGCATTAAAAGAAACTACTACAATATCTAAGGAGGCATCCAAGGCGACTGCAGAAGAAGCTAAAATTCTTGCCCTTGCAGCTAAAGCGGCAAAGGATGCAGCAGCAGAAAAGAAACTACTTGCACAGGCGGCTGCAGCAGAGGCAAAAGCGAGCGCAGAAAATGCTAAGGTAAAAGCTGAGGAAGCTAAAGCGTTAAAGGAGCTTTACAACGCGGAAAAAGCCGAGGCATCATCTTTAAAAGAACTTGCGCAAGTTGAAAAGCTGGAAGCTCAAACCAGAAAAGAAAACGCTGCAGCGGCTTTAAAAGAACAACAGCTGAGCGGGCGCAAGGAAGATAAATCCACTAACGACATTCCCTACACTAATAATCTCGCTGAGTTAGAGGCCGAACAAGCGGCGGCCTTAAAAACCGGAGAGGTTGTTGCTGATTTAGAGAAAGCCCAATTGGATGCCCAATTGGCCGCATCTGAATGGGCTGCATCCCAGAAAAAAGCATCTGCTGACACAACCGCAGCGAACCAATTAACAAAAAAAGCTGAACTGGATAATTATGATCTTCTACTGGATAGAAAGGCTGAATTAAAGAATAACACAGATCAACAAAAAGAGTATGCAAGACAGTTAAAAGAAGGTGAAATAAGCCTAGGAACTTACAATGAAAAAGTTAAGCAATTAATTATTCAGGAGAAAGAGCTTAAATACTCCATTGGTCAGATAAACGCTGACATTAAGAACCAGACAAAATTAGATTTTGCGACACCCGGGTCTAAAGCCGAAGCTGAGGCAAATAATATCATTCTCAGAAAAGAACGGGATGCTACTGACGTAAACGATGTTGAACGTATTGCCGAACTCAATCGCCTTATTGACGAAAACAACAAGTTGATCGATGAGAATAGCGATAAGTTAGGTAGGCAAAAAATAAACATTGGTAACTATCCTACGGCTTTCGCTGGCGCCTTCAAGTTCCTGAATGATGAACTGGCATCTGTAGAAGGGAAGCTGGCCGGTCCCGGTTTAAGTGGCAAGGAAATTGAAAACCTATCGGTAAAACAAGAGGCCTTACGGAATGCTACTGCCCTTGTTGGTAAAGAATTCAGTTCAACAACCGCCCAACAAAACGCATTTAAGGAAGCCGCCACACAAATCGGTTTAGTCTTTGGAAAGGACAGCGAAACATTTAAACAGTTCAATAGTCAGGTACAAGCCGGTAAAGCTGAATTGGATAGTGTGAAGGGTGCCATGACCGGAGCAGAGGCGGCAGGCAACAAGTTCGGCAAGGCATTAGGTGGTATATGGAGTGGTATACGGCAAATTGCTTATGCAATACCTGGAATAGGACTAGCAGGATTGGTAGGGTTGCTATTAACACCATTAGAAGCAATAGGTAAATCATTTTTCACATTTGCAAGAAATACAGATTCCGCAAAAAAGGCCACAGATGAATTTGTAAAATCACTTGAAACAGAAGGAACAATATTCGATGAAGCAAAAGGTAAATACAGTGATGTAGCTGCCAATGTTGCTGAGTTAAAAGAAGATGTTTTACTTGCTAAACAAGGCTTTATTGACAAAGACTTGGTAGTAAAGCAGTATAATGAAACAATGGGCAAGACTGTCGGAACCGTTAAAGATCTGGATCAGGTTGAACAACAGTTGGTACAGAACGGTGAAGCATATATTAAATTCACTCTGTTTAAAGCAGCTGCCCAAGTTGCGTATCAAAAAGCGGCTGAAAAGGCATTTGAAGCTGAACAAACTAGACGGAAAAAAGAAATAGAATTTCAAAATCTTGGTGACAAGGCCCTTTCTGGTGATGAAGGCTTTTTTTCCTCTGCCGCTCCAAGTAGATCACAAGTTGAAACACAAAGATATATAACCGAACAGCAGAAAAAGAGACGACAAACACAGGTTGATGCGGCTGAAAAGGAAAAAAAGGAGTTGCAGGACATTGCTGATAAATTTGAGAAAGACGCTGCTGAGATTTCCAAAAAATTTCACTTTAATTTCTTCGGTAACGGTAAAGAAGATACCGCACTTAAAGAATATTTAAAAAAGTTCTTCGATCAGGAATTAAAAGCACAGCAGGATGCCTATACAAGAATTTCCCAATCGGATACAGTTTACTTGGACACCCGCCTGGAAGCCAGGAAAAGAGCTTATGAGTTCGAGTTTCAAATCATTGAGGGCCAGAAGAACTATGAACTGGCCGTTGAGAAAAACAAGCTGGATTCTGTTATTAATAATGCAAAAGCCACAAAAAACGAAAAAATAAACGCCCGGCGTGAATATGCTACTCGTATTGCTGAGATCGACGAAAGGGTAGATTTTCAGGAAAAAGAAGCTGCCCGAAAGCTTTCTATTGACCTCGGTGTGATCCGCAGAAAGCAGGTCGATGATGATATTGCACTCATAAAAAAAGAACAGGAAGAAATTGCAGAGCTTGACAAAAAGAAGCTGGAAGCCGAATTAAAAGCCGAGCAGGACCGTATTAAACGCCGGCAGGATCAGGATGCTATCAACCAGGACACCGAACTACGTGTACTGGATTTGGAGTATCAGAAAAAATTAATCAGTGAGGAAGAATATCAGAAGAAAAAGTTTCAGATTGAAAGATACTACTCGCTTAAATCACAGACTGATACCATTGCTGACCTTGAAAGGCAGATTCAAAGGGCAAAAAATGACGGTAAAGATACACTGGACCTGGAAAGAAAGATTGCAGATGAGAAAAAGAAAATTGATGATGAGCTTACGAAAAAGCTGATCGACAACCGGGAAAAGTTAATTGCCCGGGAAAAGGAATTCGCGCAAACAGTTATAGGCGCCGTTCAATCTTTGGTGGATAACGGCTATGAACGGCAAAAGAACGCCCTGCAGGATCAGATCGATCTTATTGATTCCAAAAAGCAAAAGGAAATCGATGGTGTAAATGCCAGTGTTGCCAGCGAGCAGGATAAAGCAGCCAAAATTGCAATTATAAACCAGCGGACTGAAGATCAAAAGGCAGAGCTTCAGAAGAAACAGCGCGAACAGGATATAAAGAAGGCGCAGTTTGATAAGCTCATAGGCATACTGCAGGTTGGGGTATCAACACAAAGAACAATAGCCGATTTGGCTGCAAAAGCGGCAATAGCTAAAGCTGAAGCATCTGTATTGGCAGCTAACCCAGTAACAGCCGCATATGCTCCAATCGCCTTTGCTTCTGCGGCAGCGATTGCGGCGCAGATCCCATTGGCGCTTGCCCAGGGTGCCATTCAAGCCGGCCTGATCGCGGCACAACCTATACCCAAATACAGAACAGGTACCGGTTATCACCCAGGCGGCCTGATGTACGCGGGTGATGGCGGCAAATCTGAAATTGTTATTCCACCTGGCGGTAATGCGTTTACCACCCCGTCAGTTGCCACACTGTACGATATGCCGCGGGGCACTATTGTATTACCGGACGCTAATCAGGCAATCGAACAATCATTTAACATGATGTATAAACCGGTATTGCCAGCATTGGCAGCCGGTGAAGATCTGCAGGTGAAAATGCTATCCAAGAAAATGGATGCCGTAATAAACGCTATAAACAATATCCCAGGCACAAAGGTCGTGAACACATGGAGCGGGGTTAACACCTCTTATGAAAATGTTTCACGCCTATGGGAGTATATTAACAATAACACCCAATCGCGATAATGCAAGGGCCTGATTTTTTATATTTTTTGATGAACGATAAGAACCAGTTCTATTACGTAAATGGAACGAACGTTTCTACGACTGGTTTACCTAGGCCGCTGACCTACACCCCAGACGGTTGGCAAGATATTTCTATTTTCTTTGAACGTAATAAAAAGTACTTCGCTATCGATCGGTCGTTTTCGTACCCTATGAATTTTGTGGAAGATGGCGCCCGGATCCTTAAGTATTTGTTCTACGACCAATTGGGGGTAGAATCTAAATGTTACTTGTTGATCGCGGAACAGGTACTGGACTTCGACGGTGTTACTTACGGTTTCCGCTACCAGAAAATGTATAAAGGAGAAATTGACTTTAGTACATTTTCCCACCAAGGGCCGAAGGTGACCGTTAATATGATGGAAGGTGACCTGGTGAAATTGATAAAAGCCGGGGAGAGTACAGATTTTGAAATACCACTGGGCGATGATGCAGAGCTAATAGAAATGGATGGTCTGAACCTGCAGGAGAAAGGCAACTTTAACCTGGTAAGTGACTTTGAAATTAAGAAAACAACCTTCGGCACAAACTGGTTTCTCCCTGTTAATTACTTAGGCAGTGATGGTAAATCAACTGGCATAGCCTTTTCCACTCAGGATGTTAAGAACATGACCGGTAAAACATTTACCGATAAATTGAACGATAGCGATTATCTGGGTTTGGGAAGCGATAGTATTACTAGCACAACCACGGCAACCGTTAGCGGCGTAGTCGAGTTTAAATGTACTGTAAACGATCCCGGGCTGGGGGTTAGGATGCGCTTTTTAAGGAGCAATCAGAGCATTTCTAATCAGAACGATTACCAGATCCTCCAGAACGGCAACCCGACACCTGGGCAGACCTATACTTACAATATCAATCTTACCATTCCCCTGCAGGCAGGGGAAAGATTATACCTGGAAGGGATCTATTTTGGTGGGGTTACCGGCGCCATTGACATAGGCATTTCGTTTACTGATAATTGCTCCTTAAAAATAAAATACAAAAACACTTTCCGGGCTACAAAAACGAAAGCATACCGCCCATCAGTTTTACTACAAAAAATACTCGATAAAGTTACAGGTGGTGGTTATTCTATTGTAAGCACTCTTCTTACCGGCGATAATGACCTGCGTATGTTGACTTCAGGCGATGCCCTGCGCGGTCTATCCGGCGCAGTAATTAAAATAAGCCTATTGAAGTTTTTCCAGTTGTTCGACATGCAACTGGATGCCGCCATGGGCATCATAAACAATGTGTTGTATTTCGAGAATAAACAGTATTGGTATGCCAATTCGACGGTTATAGATCTTGGCAGCGTAACAAACCTGAAAACCAACCAGTCTGGCGATTACCTGTTCAATACAGTTTCAATCGGCTATCCGAATCAAAACTATAACCAGGCCCTGGGCGACGTAAACGGCAAATTGGAACCCTGCGTAACGCAGTCCTATACGCTGCCAGTTACCTGCGTAAGTAAAGCACTGAGCCTAACAACGGACATACGCGCGGATATGTACGGCATTGAATTTACCCGTATCAACCTGGAAGGGAAAACTACTGTTGACAGCAGCAGCGATAACGATACATTCTGCATTAAGGTGGCAGCAAAAGCCACTGGCGCCACGACCTACACACTTGACAGATCGCTAAACCCATACGTTTCAATCGTAATTGACCCATCCTATAATATGGATGCTACTACGCAGGCCGATTTGATAAGCGCATATGACCAAGCAAAAGCGTTCAACCTGTTGTTGACGCCAAAGCAGTGCTTATACAACCATGGGTCTTTCATTCGCGGCTGCCTGCGTAAGCTGGACAGTAAATGGATCCGCTACAACGTATCTGATAAGTTCCCTCTGGTAAAGGTTTCACCCCCAGGTGGGAAAGTCATTTATGAGCGCTCCGACGTGCAGGTGGGCGATCTCGCAACGCCTTACTTTGACAGTGTACAATTTGATTTTGAAACCAAAACACCGATTAACCTGCAGGATGTATTAGCACAAAATCCCGTTCAGGCTTTCCAGTTTGAATACCAAGGTGTGATAATGCAAGGGGTGAACATAAAAGTAGGCATGCAGCCAGCCATTCAAAAATCGCAGGTTTGGTCCCTGCTATCTGTACCTACAAACAATCTTTCAGAACTAATCGAAGTCTGGATATGAGCAGAATATACATACCGCACCTTAATCCGCTGGTGTTTTATGACCCAAATAAAGTGAGGCCGGCACAATATCAGACCAGGCATATTAACGAATATGCGTTTGCTGATTCACAACCGGCATGGGTAAATCCCGCTGATTTCTGGCAACCTTGGCAGACTAGTGACACAATCCCGCTACAATTTACAGCGAACTATAGCGCAATTCAGGTGGATCTGGTAGATGATATTGATTATAGAGGGAATAGTTTGCTTGCATTATCGAGTCTTAATAGCTATGCAAATAGGTATCAACCAGGGTTCTATGCATACCAGGCTTTTATGTCGTTGGCAACAGTTGCACATGGATCCTATCGAGTGAGACTAACACTCAACAATAATCCCAACAATATCCGTATTTCAGAAAAAATTATAGTTTCAGATAATTTTGAAAATACTGTACTTTTGGAGTACGCAAATAACCGATTCCACGGGGATGTTTTGTTTGAAACTGGTATCAGATTTTCGTTGCGCGTGCCGGGTGGTATTGATAGTTACGATCCTTTCAGCAAGGATGTGATGTTTGAGGACCAAATACTTAACCCGACACAACTTTCTTCCAAGCCTTATGCCCAGGCAAAACTTATCCTTGGTGATGCGCAAGGTCTTCCGGATTGGGTGATGTATAAAATGATGTGGATCTGGTCCTGCAATGATGTGACTGTTGACGGCAAACCTTTCGCAAAGGCAGACGGTGCAAAGTGGGAGAAAAACGAAAGTGAAGACTGGAAGAAACGAGGGTGGTCAATGTTACTTAGGGAGGGGATAAACCGAGGTAGTCAGATATTCGATACAACCGGCGACCCTACAAAAAAGTTAGTAGTAGCGTTCAATATAGATGGTACGGTGTTCGGGGACATAAGCAGTAATGCAAGCTCGAATATCATTCAAATTCAAAGCGTTGGTTAATGGCTGATATTAAATTATCATTAGGGCAGGTTAATATTACGGACTACCTGATTGTAAGGATCAGGGAGGTTGCAGCTCCTACGGCCATTGTTGACCAACAACCTTTCGGGCCAGCGCCATCAGGCGCAATCAATGTATTTTTCCCAAACGTAAACCCGGTTACACACTACGTTGATTTTTATGAATCTTCAAACGGGACGGCATTAACTTCCCTGCTGGCGATTTATACGGTCGATGCCCGGACAAACCAACTGATTTACGAGCGCCGGTTTTACGTCGTTGGAGTTTCGCCATTTGCGGTAGCAGGCCAGCCAAACATTGTTGATCCATATCTGAACGGGAAAACAATCGCCGGGTTTGCGCAGCGGGCTTTTGGAGCAATGATCCCAACAGTTGAATGGAGCTTTTCAGGTTCAACAATTTCCAACTTGATCGGTCCATTATCCGACGGTGATACTTATTACGTTGATATAACCTATCTACAGCCTGTAACTGCAAACTCCAATAAACAGTTTTTTGCAGGGATAAAAACCCTAACAACCAATACTGCCATCGATAACACGTATTACAATAACCGGATACGCGTCAATGGTGGCAATTCGCACACATTGCCAGACGCTGGCACCGTGCCAGACGGGACAATGTTCTACTTTATCAGCCAACAACTGGGAATACCGCAGGCGAAAATATCATCATCCAGCAACTTTTTGCAGCCTTGGGGAACACTAAATGAAGTTTGGTTGGGCAAAGGGGAACATTTATGGCTGGAAAAAGTAACCATTTCAGGTACGCCTTCCTATGAAGTAGTGAGTGGGCATGATAACCTGCAGCTGGTAGGCCAGCGTTACGCCGGAACGTCTACACAATCGTTGAATGTGCTGGCTGAAGATGACGAAACTTACGATGCAGCAGATTACCCGCGCATGTGGTGGTGGTTACAACATAAGGCTGATGCCGGTACTGTTGTAGTGGATTCGTCCTTAACCAGGCCTGCAAATATGCAAGGCTTGTTTATTGTCGATAACGTCGGCATGCGTTTCCGTATGCCTAATACGCAAGGGTTAAGCGAAAAGGGTTTGGCTAATTTTTCATCCTTTGGGGGCGATATCACACGTACATACGATTACCCGGGAGGCTACCAGGCTGATCAGGTTGGGGAAGTTAGGGTAAGATTGAACAAGGGCAACGGATATGCAGGATCAGGCGCCAATCCGGATTGGTTCGGTCCTGGCGATCCGGCTCACCCACAAGATGGCGGCTATGATGAAATTACAGCGAATGCTGGTAAGGTAAACACTGTTAAAAACTTTGGCGTGATCTATTATCGCCATGTTTAAATATTAGTATGAAAAAGCCCATCATAGGGCCAAAACAGCATGCCGCTTTCCGGGATAAATACCTGGCAGCGATCATCGCAGCAGCGGCCCTTCTTTTAAATTTAACCTCATCAGCTCAAACTTTGGATACATCCAGGGTACGGCAAGGTGTGTTCGCTAATCCGGGATATGATTATATTGGCTTAGGTACATCGAGGACTTTAAGACCTCCACAGGATACTTTTCCGCAAGCGGCCCGTGACAGTGGCGCAATTAGCGTTAAAAATGGTACTATATATCTGTGGAGAAATGGGCGCCATATACCGTATAGTAGTGGCGGCGCCGACAACAGTATAACAACCGGCAGTCGAACAGTCAATGGTGACTATATTCAGAATTGGAACCACCACTGGTTTTATCTCAACAACCTGAGGGCGCTTAATATAAACAGCAATAGACCGGATCCTAATCTGCCACTTAACAACAAGGTATTTAACTTTTGGAGTGATAGCACCTATAATTCAACAGCCCTGCAATTGGCCTGGGGCCTGAAGGACCAAAGCAATTCATTTACTGACAGTCTGCACTTTGAGATTAATAGCAATAAGGATTATACGTACTTAACCCATTGGGTTGACAAGCAGCAGAAGTATGTCGAGATGGATCTGTCACCTTATCTATCCGACCCTACTATAAACATATTGGCGGGTGATACAAGCAAATTCGGGATGTACCAATTCGGGGCCGGGTATGCATCCTTGCAGCCACAAGATTCATTGCGCGTTAAAGCTGTTCCGGCAACCACTGCACCAAAAGTATTAGGCTTTCGCTCAATCAGCGGCGATGTGGGAACCGTTGTATATATGGATGCGCCTACAGGCGGAGGCGGTGCTCCATCCGGTCCAGCTGGCGGCGATCTTACTGGAACATACCCCAATCCAACAATTGCCAATAACGCGGTCACTAATGCAAAGGCTGCCCAGATGGCCGCGCATACGTTCAAAGGTAATAATACCGGATCAACAGCTAATGCAAGCGATCTTACTGCAACACAGCTTACTGCCGAATTAAATGTCTTTGGTGCGAGTACAAAAGGGCTTGTGCCGGCTGCGGCCGCTTCGCCATCGTCTTCTAAGTATCTTTCGGAGGACGGAACTTTCTCAACGCCATCTGGCGGCAGTTCGTCAACTGCGTCTCAGGGGCTTATAGCCTCCGGAAGTGACATTCGTCTGGGTAATACAGATAGTAGCACTACGGGGCAGATGACACCTAACCGTTACATCATAGGGACGTCGGGAAAGAAATTAGATGTATCAGTCAGCTGGTTTGAAAGCGATACAACCCGCAGAAAGATTAATGGGCGTTATAATCTCGACTCGTTGTACTTTCTTGGCGACTCACACACAACCGGTATTGGGGCTTCCTCTCCAACGAAAGCTTTCAGTACCCAAACATCTGCTGCGCTTGGGTTCACTGAAAAAAATCTGGGTGTAGGCGGAACTACCATGATAGATCACTGTAAGGTTTCAATTGTTCCTAATTATTCGGCTACTACACCTGGTAGCTTTGTTATTATAAACTTCGGAACTAATGATGCACGTAATGCCGCGGCCAGTGTACCCGGTTATGATACGACTACATTTAAGATTGTATACAATGCAAAGATTGATAGCTTACATAATATAAAAGGCTGGCCGCTCGATCATATAGTGATAAAGCAGATGGAATACAGTACGGAAGGTGGTTCATTCACTGAGTTCATAAAATTCAAGAATGCCACTAGAACCGTAGCATTAACAAAAGGAACTTTATTCGATGCAACCTGGGATAGGATGGCTGCTGATGCAGGACCAGGTTTTGTTGGCGCTGATGGTTATCATCCTAATGATGATGGTTACGCCTTCAGCGCGTACGGGCTTATGTTCTTATTAAGAAGTCAAATTAAGAACGGGAATCAGGTAATGGCTATTAATGGCGCTACTGAATTTAAAGACCTGTATATAAAGCAAGCTGATACATCTGCCACAACTACAATGCCCGCAGGTGTTGATAGTACTGGAAAGCTGGTTAGAATGACGCCAAACTCTTTTATAAGGAACAACGGGAATTCAGCACTTCCTAATGCCGGTAACTTTTCTATTAGCGGTAGAGGTTATGCAGCAACAGCGATAACATCATCTAGATTAGAGGTGTATGGAGCTGCATCTGCTCGTGACGTGGGAGTTCCAGCATTACAGGGATGGGTTGACGGTTCTAATCAGGCGCACATATGGGCAGTGAATTGGAATACCGGTGGAACAATGCCCCTTTATCTACACGAATACGGCGGAACGGTCCAGGTTGGACCAGGAACACTAAACGGGAGTGCCCGGCTATCCATTGGCGGTAATTCAATTGCAACCGGTTCATATCAGGGGATGGGTGCTTTTGCTGGTAACGCAGCAGGCCCATCTATGCAGTTATATTATGCTTCTGGCGGGTACGGTGGATTGCAGGCTTATGATAATCCCAATTCACTTGCAAAACCATTGGCCCTACAAGAATTCGGAGGAAATACAATGATCGGCTCCGCTACTGATAACGGGTATAAACTTCAGGTAGATGGCGAGAGCCAGCTAAAGGACCGAATATTAACCGGTCGCAACAGGACACTTCATAATCAGGGGCTAACTGGGTTGACGCTATCGATTGCAGATGCGACGTATACAGATGACAACACAGGCAACGGTGGTACTGTAAGCCACGTTGTGGCGGCTTCAATCGGCCAGCCCACATTAGCCGCAATGGGTACCGGTGTAACCTATACGACCGCAAGTACGGTTTATCTGAAAGGCGGCCCTGTTGCAGGTTCTAATGTTACAATCAGCAATCCCTATGCATTATACGTTGAATCTGGCAAAGCACGACTGGGAACTGTAAATACAGGAAGTAGCTCCGATTCTGTTTTGGTAATGACAGCAGCTCACGAGGTAAAAGCTGTCGCGCAAAGTTCTATAGGTCCGGTTGTATTCAAAGGTTCCACATCTTGGGACCCGACTAGTATAGGTGCTAATTCTAGTACATCTATAACCTTTACGGTTACCGGCGTTTCACTCGGCGACCCAGTAACAGTGTCTAAAGTTTCTGGTTCATATAGCAATGGAGAGGTCTACTTCGCTTATGTGTCCTCGCCAAATTCAGTCACCATTCAATTGCAGAACACTAGCGGCGGATCTTTCGATATTACTTCCGACACATTTAATGTCATCGTAATTAAATATTAACCAGTTGACCATTAACCTTATCCGCATTCCTAACCGGCCCTTTAAGCCATTTACACAATGAAAACAATGAGCGTAGACAATAGGTATGCTTTCTTGTGCGGTGTAACAATATATGTCTGGCAAAACCTTCTGCATATACCCACCGATCTGGTAGTTGGCCTTATTAAGGCAGGGCTTTTTGGTGCTGCTGGTATGGCTGGGAAAGAGCTTTTCACATTTGTAAAGAAAGCAGTAGTAACCTATATACAAACTCGTAAATCTAAACGTAGTCGAAAATGAAAAAATATCCTGATTTCTATAGCGTCCTTGTTGGTCCTTCACCTGGCTTTTTGCTCGGTTACATTGTGATTGCATTCATATGCGCCGGCGCCATTGTATTGTATGATATCGGCAGGCGTGACGTAAGCAGCCCACGAACACCGGAAAAGCTCAGTTTCAAGTTCTGGCTTGCTGATAACCTGGCCCGCATAATGGCAAACTTCATATTGATACCAATAGCGATTCGGCTTTGTTACCAATACGTACCACCAGTATGGATGCTTTTGTTGGCATGCGGTATTGGCTTTGGGGTTGATGGACTCGGAATGATTGCCAAAAATTCAGGGTTATTGACTACAAACAAACTTGCTCAAAAAATAAAAGACGGGATTGACAAAGTATGAATAAGAACTACTTAATTATCGGCTTGCTGGTAGTCTTGGCTGTCTGCCTTTTCTTCCTGCTTCAGCCCGACAAAGACCACGATATACACGCCAGCGAACACGCCCAGGTGGTTGCGAACGACGACAGCGTGAAGTCGCATAAGGCCCAATACTTATACATAATCGATAGTCTGAACAAGGACAACGCACAGCTCAATGCGCTTGTAAAAGACCTCATGGCTGGTCAGGAGCAGTACAAAGGCGACCTGAACCAAAAGGCTGCAGAGGTTAAAACGCTGGCGGCACAGATCAAGGTAATGAATAAGGACACAGCATTGATCGCGAAAGTTGACAGCCTAGTGAACCTGGTTGGTAACCTTAACTACTTTCTCGTACAATACGAGGTTTATACCGATAGCCTGAACCGGGTGAACGCTGCACTTAAGGCCAATTACGAGGCCAAGGATTTAGAGAAAGATAAACATATAGCTGAACTGCAATCAGCCTATGATAATCTTTTCAAAGCTTATCAACAGTTGTTTGCAGATAGTCGGGTGATGGCAAAGGATCTGAAGCGGCAGAAGCTGAAAACAAAAATTGTAGCCGTGTTGGCCGGGGCCGCTGCGGTGTTGGGGTTGGTAAAATAATTCAAGTTTCACTCTTTAAATAAAAATTATGAACACAGTAAAAATGATTCTTAAAATGATATTGGCCGCGCCATTTGTTATCGGCTTAGATATCATTATTCCCTTTTCAACATTTGCATTGCCGTTTGTGCAGGCGCATGGAAAACTATTGCTTTTTGGTATTGCCTTATTGAACGCATTCGTTGGCGGCGGTATTTCTGGTGGCTTCCTGGATAAAAGAGTAAAAACCGGTTTTAGCTATTGGGGGAAACCGTTACAGGTGAACGGGGAATTAAATCCCACATATGCTTTTGCTGGGATTATTCTGGTAATTAGCATTGCGTGGACCTTATGTATTCAACCTTGACCTGGGAGGTTGCCATATTGATAGTTACCGGCCTCGCTGCACTCATCATCCAGATGGTTTACTTCCTGTTTGATGATCGAGCCGTAAATAATACCGCCAAAGATCGCCGGTTAAAACTCATCTGGCATGCGGCTGGAGGTGCAATTCACATCTGGATGGGATACGCTGTCGCCAGGATTGCAAACGACTGGCATGCCGGCTTCTTTATGGGGTCTATCACCTGGATGTTGTTCGACGGGTGTATCAACAGCTTTGTTCTCAAACGCGAGTTCTGGTATATCGGAGATACAGCCCAATGGGACATTGCCCAGCGTTGGGTTGCCGGGCTGCTGCACATCGAGCATAGAGCTTTCAGTGCGACCCTTAAGATCGGTACCCTTGCTTATTCAATTCTTCTTTTAATCCCTAATCTCTTATGACAGAACGCGACATATTAAAATGGATCAAGGATAACCTGGGCCCAGCGATCGACCGGGCCCTGATCCATGCCCGTGAAAAGTTTCCGGAGCATCCTTATACCCGGGATTGGGTAGCCGGGATCATAATGCGGGAAACCGGTTTCCTGATCGCCCGCTATGTGAAGGCAGGGACAATGCCGGCAATCATTCACACCCTCATGCGCGGTGATTACAGCCAGCGGCCAGGCGAAAAGGAGAAATCATATCATGGGTATGGCTATACTCAGATTGACATCGGCAGTTATCCCGACTTCGTCAAGTCTGGCGATTGGAAAGACCCTTTCAAAACCATTTGCAAAGCCATTACCGTATTGGAGGAAAAGCGCCTTTACCTGGTGCCCAAGTTTCCAAACCTGCAGGGCGACAGTCTTCTCAGAGCCATTACAGCGGCATACAACTGCGGTCAAGGGAATGTAGCCAAAGTACTGGCAGCTGGTCAGGACATCGATGCTAGGACCTATAACCACGATTACAGCCGGGAGGTATGGCGTTATCGGGAGATATTTAATTCACTTCAATAGCCGGGGACGGGGTTACCGAACAAATAAACTTATGGGTGATTTCAGAATTATAGTAAACGCAATTGGTGGCCATGGCCAAGATCGTAGTAAAAAAGATGGCGAGGTAGTCGATTTTGGAACAAACACGCCTGAAGCAATTGCAAAAGAATTCGTAGAAAAATTGAAAGCTTCAGGCGTGATAGTGGAAGATGCTTCTGTAGTTCACTGGCCCATTGATAACTATGGCGGCCAGTTAAAGAACGGCAGGACAAATCAAATTGTAGATAATTTGGTAACCGGTATACGCACAGGCAGCTTTTAATGCCCCGCCGCAAACCTAAATATCCTGATAAACCTTACGTGCCCAGCGAAGACGCCCGGCGCCGCATTGCGGTCCTTATGGAGCCCGAGAAAGCAAAGGAAATGAAGTTGATTGATAAGTGGGCGCCTAAAGGCGGATGGCAATTATGGCGATGGGATGACCTTACCGATGTACTCTTTGATTAACTATACAGCCAGTTTTCTCATAGCAGTTAGTTTTGGTTCGGCCCGGTAGTCTTATCGGGCCTTTTAAAACTCTTTTTAACATCAATAACAAAACATGAAAGGAAAAGAATTACGGGCGCTATTGACCCCAGAAACCGACGAGTTGGAAGTAATGGTGATGGTTGAAAATCATTTAAAGCCTGGCATGTTTGCCTTTGCGCCTGCATGCACATGCAATACAGGTATTTCTGAACTGGGGCCAGCAGAAGACGGTAAAGGCGGGGGAGAAAATGTATTTCTTGTTTTGCCGCATGGTCCAGGAGTGCCAGAAAATGAAATCGATAATCCTGAAAATACCAGTCCTGAATTAAGTTAAGTTATTGCGTCGACATTGCAATTATAGAACCAACTGGGGAGTTGGTGAACGGTAGCCCCGGCGATAGTCGGGGTTTATTTTTTTATAACCCTCTTATAAACTGAATATGCAATAAGGAAAGTTAAAGGTAGTATTGCAGGTAAGAAGCAATTTAATAATTCCCAGTTCATGATTATCGCCGGTTTTGGTTCGTTCCACTAATGTAATAATGTTTTATTGAACCTGCAAAAGCCCTTTTAGCTTCACCAGCCGGTCGTAGGCTGCTTCGAAAGTCTTTACTCCAGGATAGGCCCGACAAACAGCGAAACTGTTTTTAAGGAATTGGGGTACATCTATGATTTTTTCTGCTTGGGATAGTTGTATCCCTTTCGGGAGGGGAGCGGATTTAAAATATTGCTCCAGTTTTGAGGGGAAGCAGTATCGCGGAACATTCAGTGCTGGCGCGGAAGAAATCGCCTAATAAATAGCCAATCATTCATGCCATGCAATAACCACGGCCACAAAATAATCTACCAGGTGCCCGATCCGCGGTTTATTTTCGTCGAAGTACCATTCATCACCCACTCGGCGCAGCCTGCCCCAATAGAAATTATCTACCATCAGATGCCAGTGATTTTGGCCGGCGCCCAACACATCAGGATCTGTACTGCAGAAAGGATGATCTGTATTATTTGAAGTCCTTAAAAAACTCAGCAGGGGAGATGCCAAGGGCTTTAAATGCCTTGTTAAGAGTGCTCAACTTCATATCTATTCCATTCTCCATATTGTACCACTGGCGCCGATCAAAGCCATGTTCGTAGGCGAAAGCCTCCTGGCTATAACCGGTCTCCTCTCTCAGCATTCTAAATTTATTGCTAATTTTTTGAATGAATTCTTTTGGTTCATCTAAATAAGCACTGCCTTTCTTAGAATTCTTTTTAACATTCATAGGATAAAGTAAACAAAACGCGTAATCCTATACAACGTATTGCATTCCCCGTATTATAATACGCAGAAATATCATAACTTGTTCTTCATAGGATAAGGTTTAATGGTTAATGGTATTTGATTAGTACAAGGCCCCGGTTCCTTAACCCCGGGGCTTTTTTAAATTATTAGCGTTTTCATATAGCGGATCAACACTCGCCTGTTTTTTACCGTAGGGCGAAATTACACACTGAATCCCTGGCTGAGCAAGGCTGGGGGTTTTTAAAATTATTCCGGGATGTAGCAATCTCAGCAGCCTCTCGAAAGGGGGGCTGCTTCACCTTACCCCAGGAAAACGTGTAAATAACTGCCACCTGGTTGGGGGGGGGGGGGCAGTTATTTTTTTATGGGTTATCCAGCGAACGATGTTTTGAGCCCCTTTACTTTGTTATGCTCTCGTTTATCGTTATCCACATCGTATATCTTCCTCACCATGGCGCCCGAGGTATGGGAGTTGTGTTCGGCGGCTGCCATCACAGGGTCAAAGGATAGTTCCGCCTTCAGTTTCTCCAACTCATTTATAACCTCAGTTGTGTGCAGGTGCTTCAGGTCGTATTGTCGTGAGTCTATTCCGAGTTTCTTTTTTATGTGTACCCGCCACCTACGGCCTACCTGTTCCGGGCGAATAGGTTTTGGTCCAGGTAAAAGACCTTTGCTGAATACATAGTCATCAGGACCGCAACCGGCCATAATTTCAACCCAATAGGGAAGTGCTACGTCCTTAATGGTTTTCCAAACCCACACCCATTTCTTTCTTTTTTTGATAAGCACTTTGAACCGCTGGCCGGCCAGGTCCACGTTTTTGCCCTGGACCTTCATGATCTCTTTAATGCGGGCCCCCGAGTGGTAGAATATGTTTAGGTATCGTAGGTAGTCGGGGAAGTCGACTATCAGGCTTAAATGTATTTTACGGCGCTCTTCCGGGGTGAGCACTTTTCTTTTCACCTGGTCGGGATCTTCTATTGAAGTATCTTTTTTGGAAATCTTTTTGATCGGGTTATATTCTACGATCTCCTGGCGATCCAGTTCGCTGTAAAGAATGCTGAGGTATTTCTTAAAATTATTAAATTCGTTTTCGTTCCATACTTTCGGGGATACGATTTCGATTTTAACCGGCACCATTTTGCCATTTACGCAATGCTTTTCTGTCCGCAATTTGCCGGCCACTTCAACCCTTTTGTTTTTAGTCCTGGTAACTGTTAAGTTCTTGCAATTGTCCAGGATTAGCTTTATGTCTCTGGCTTTAATTTGAGCCAGGGGTACAGTGTTTTTCTTTAAGAGAATCGCGGATTGTTCTACAAATCTTAATACTTTTTCTATACAACGGCTGGTATCCCGCTCAAAGGTAAGTTCACTGTATATTGTTTTCAGTGCCTGGATAAATGGGGTGGTGGGCGAAAGGTCTTGTTTGGCGGCATCCAAAACTACCGGCTCGGGAGGTGCCATATATGCCCCGGTAATCGGGTTGTAGCCCTTCGCGTCGATCTTGTTTTTTTCCCGGTCAATAAAGGCCCTGGTGATTGCCTGACGCTCTTCAAGCCCGGCAACATGATTCATGCCCAGGATCTTTATTTGTTTCCCTTTTTTTAGTTTGGGATTATTGGCGAATGCAGGATCATAAAAGCGGTAATTGATCCGCCAAGGTTTTACAGTACTGGCTTTTTTAGTATTCCAGTTTGCTGGCTTCACCGTGATCTCTGAACGGTAACAGCCATTGAATGTAGTAATCATTTACAGCAGTTTTAAAAAGTGTGACCGAATGTGTGACCACTTTAAACTGCCGTAAGGCAAAGGCGAAAAAAAAGATAACAGATATAGTTGCGTTTCAATCTGTTATCGTTGAGCGGAAGACGAGATTCGAACTCGCGACCTGAGGCTTGGGAAGATTATACCCTTGCATACTCATTTCATTAAGTAATTGCCTTACAGCAGATTTAAATATTATTATTAAAGTTTATTTTGGTCGATTCTTCGCGCAGTGTGACCGGCAGTGTGACCGGACTGTTGAGGCAGTTATAGGTTTATTGTTTAGTGCATGTCCAACCGTTCTGCGTTTCAATTTTTTTAATGTCATTTTCTGTTTTGCCACATTGTTGTGGTACGTCATCTCCATTATTTACAGTATGGCAAACCCAACAGTAATCTTTATTTTTTTTGCAGGATATCAATGAAGAACTGATGATCAGTATAAAAGCAATTCTTTTTATCATATGGTTTGTATTAAAGCCTGGTCAGAAGTGTTTTGCAAAGATTTGTAATTGCACTTTTATTTTTTGAGCTTGGCTCGAATAATATATCGTTAACCTTAATAGCAACTATTTCGGTAGATGAAATGTCTTTAAAATCTTCCTCTGAAATGATATAAGTCGAAGATGTATAAAATTTGGATCCGATTGGCATGTCTGCGTTGCCAAACCACTGACCGCGAAAAATACGGTCGTTTGCTCCCTTCAACATGCATTCTTTCACTATTGAATCTTTTAGTTGCAACTTTAAACCAGGCGTTGTTTGAATTAAGAAGGATATAAAAAAGGTTTTGGTAGTATCGCTAATTTTTGCAGAAACACCGGACTGAAGTACGTTAGTTATTGTTGCGTTGCCTATTGAAATGGTTCTCACCTTTGTAAAAGGATCTTGTTTATCATATAAAACCTTCTGAGCTTGTATGATTGATGGGAGCATAACTAAAGCTATTAATAAACGATTCATGGTTAAGTGTGAATAGGTGCCAAAGCTAACGCTGGCGGTTAATATATTGTTGTTATATTCGATGTGTGATTAGTTCCAATGTATACCAGCCTAAATATTACCCTTATCCATTCTTGGTATTTTTATTTATTTTAACGTGTTAGGACAGGTATTTAACAGATTTTAATGTAGTCGCAACGCAGCTATTCATTAAATTCATATACCCTTTTACGTTAACCCTAAAACCTGCTTTTCTATGTACCGACTTCATTCTGGATAGTATTTTGATTACTTTTGCGGCCTCATATAACCGGGTATCCCGGTCTATCATATTGGTTATTATAGTCAACCTGCGGTTCAAAACTGGTAATTTTTAACACAACGGGTTCTATAGTGGCGCCGATAAGGCGCGGCGTATAGTTACTGTTGTGTGGCATACCAGTGCCCGAACCGCGGTAATGAAGGCCGCGCTCTTTTTTGCCTTTTCTTATCCATTCAGACACCAGGTCCCGGCGTAAATACATTTTAAATTGCCATTGTCATGAACTCAAAAATCTCATGCGTTAACTGTCCTCACTCCCAAGATTGCCCTGTAAATCATCTGCCTCAAGATTTGCGCCGACAAGCTTGCCCACTTTTTCCATTGCTTTTAAAAACTTCTTTTGATCCCATTGAACCGTGTTCGACTCCATTATCTGGTATTGTCCATAACCCCGAATCTCAGCCCGGATATATGCCTGTCCATTTTCTATCTTCTGTAACGCCTTGGATATTACCCTTAAACTAGCTGCTATATCATTATTCTCATAGGTTGAATTATTCAACTCTTTGGAATAAACAATTCTCAATTGATTATAAACCGTCTCCAAATCTTCTCCCTTGCTTAATAATTGAGTGAGGGTTTTTTCTGCATATCCAGCCCCGGACGATATTTCCTGCTGGGTCTTGCCAGTCTTTTTCTTTATATCCTTGATTAAGTCTTGAAGGTTTTTTTTAGATACCATCTAATTAAAAGGTTGAAATTTTCAATCTTTTCCAAATCATTTAAAGGTTGATAAAAGGTTGAAATATTCAACCTATATTTGATTCATGAATGATTCACGAACGAATCAAAAGTAAATCAAATGAACAATACAGCAGCAAATAACACCACAGAATCAGTGCAACAGCTTTCATGGGAAGTTATTGGAGCTCTGGCCGATGCCTTTAATGTGGATTTTCAGACGATACCACGTTGGATAAAAAAGAATGATATCAGATTAACAAGTGAGCCTGCAAAAGCGGTTTTCGAGAGATATGGGCTTGCCTGGGATTCGCAAACTGCGACAGCAAATCAGTTGCAAAGCTTGTAAAAATATTACACATCTGCAATACCCCTTCTCTTACACAATGGCAAAGATCGATACAACCAAACAAATTATAAACGGACTTGACGAACTGGAAGCAGCAGCGCAGCTGATGGAAGATAAGGCTATCCAGTTAAAAGATATCTGTCGCAAGGCAAAGGCGACAATGGGGGAGGTGTCTACCTCTCCCATTAAAAAAGACCTTGACAAAATAGTTGCAGATGCCCTGGCCAAAAGTGCAGCCCGCAGAAAGAGAGCTTAACCGAATTGTTGAAAAACCGCCTAATCTACGCCCTATGAAAATAAAGTGCTTACCAATGACCACAGAACAGGCAATTGCGGCCTGTAATCGAATTATGAAACTCTTAAATCGTTAATCGTGCAACTGATTAAAAATCCCGAACAGACTTCTGAATTGCCAACTGAGGAAAATGAACCTGTAGAAAAAGAAGTCATCGAATCAACACCCTGCTTGTATGGTAACGAGCACGTTCATCCCGTTTTCCAAAAAATTTTACACGCATTTATAACGCATTAATTGGCGGTTTCATCAGGACAGCGCCTGCCAGGTAAATCCGTACCACCAGGCGCACTTTTAACCTCCTTTAAAAAACAACTAAATCAGGATATCATGAACCCTACTTTCTACATCCATGTAGCGATTAGTACTGTCATTATCATCGTGTTTGCTTTACTACTCGGTACTCATTCTTTCAAACGGAAGAAACGCCTCAGTTTAGCTTTTGAACAACCATCACCAATGTGGTACGCATCTGAGTGCTTCATGTTTCTGAAGGCGACCATCCTTACCTGCAATACTCCCGATGAACTTAAAAAATGCAGGGGACAGGTGGAAATATTTTACGACCGGGAGTTTCGTGCGCCCATTACAAAATGTGAACGTAAAAAATATTACTCAAGGTTGCTGAAAGCTATAGTCGCAAAAGAAGACTCGTGGAATGCAAAGGTGCTTGACCCAAGCACAGAAGCTTTCTACCACATGTAATTACTAGTTAAAGGGTACGATCAATAATAACCGCCCTGTTTCCACAGGTCGGTTTCTTAAAAAGTTATTTAGGGTTATGGAGGGATCGCCGGTGGCGCCATGCTGCCGGCACTTTTTACCGGAATCAAAACTCAACAATAAAGAAATGAAACAACTACAGATCAGCGACACGCTGGCCCGGAAACTCTATCCCGCTGCGGATAGTGAATTTAGACAATTGCTGGAAGAAAACTTTGGCAAACCGTTTTTCTACGGAAAAATCACCGACCGGATCAAAACCTTCAAGGACGCTTGCGAGGTGGTGGGCCTTCAACCGACTGAAATTACCTGCTCATATGACTCCGCAGATGATCAGGCGTATAAAAAATTAAAGGTAGTTATTGCTGCCCTTAATGAGGGTTGGACACCTGACTGGAAGAATGACGATCAACCCAAGTATTACCCCTGGTTTGATATGAGTAATGGCTTCCGTCTCGTCAGCGTGGGTTACAGCTGCGCCCTCTCGAACGTCGGCTCCCGCCTTTGCTTCAAATCGCGCGAACTGGCTCAATACGCGGCCACGCAATTTGCAGATCTGTACAAAGATTTTTTCACCCTCTAACCTTCACCATTGACAATGGAACAAATTAAAACATTTGAAGACGCTTGCAAGGTTCTGAACCTTGACCCTGTAAAGGTATTGCCTGATGTATCTGCTTTTCCTCCAACGCACCAGGCCGCTTTGACTGCAGCCGGTAAATTGTTCATCATCGCTGATGCACTGAATGAAGGTTGGAAACCTGATTGGAACGATGACGATGAATATAAGTATTACCCCTGGTTCGATCTGGAGAAAGACAAGAATAACCCGTCTGGCTTCCGTCTCTTCGGCGTGTTTTGCAACTGCACCGACTCGAGCGTCGGCTCCCGCCTTTGCTTCAAAAGCCGGGATATAGCCGAGTACGCAGGTACTCAGTTCGTTGATCTGTATCGTGACCTGATGGTCATATAACATAAACTGGTTGTGCATTGCGCCGACTGCCGTTTGTCCGTGTCTGGCTTCCGTCTCAACAACGTGAATTACAACTACACCAACTCGAACGTCAGCTCCCACCTTTCCTAACATAGTGATGCAGACCATGGCTCTTGCCAAAAAATGATTCTTAAAAAACGGAGCGCTGGTACCTACGGGGAACGCGATCCGTCGAAGCAAAGGCATATGAAACGAATTAATAACCTGTACGAACAAATTATAAGCGTAGACAACCTGATGCTGGCCGACAAAAAGGCCCGTAAACGGAAGTCTGCCCAGTACGGTATACAGGTTCATGACCGCTATCGGGAAAAAAACATTGATAGGTTACACAATATGCTTTTGAACAAGACCTACCAAACATCACCCTACCACATATTCAAGATTTACGAACCCAAAGAACGTGAAGTCTACCGCTTACCCTATTTCCCGGACCGGATTACGCACCATGCGATATTGAACGTATTGGAGCCCGTTTTTATGTCCGTATTCACCGCAGATACATATAGCTGCATAAAAAAAAGAGGCATTCACGGCGCGGCTAATGCGGTTAAAAAAGCATTGAAAGATCAGGAAGGGACAAAATATTGCCTGAAACTGGACATTAAAAAATTCTACCCTTCTATAGATCACGATGTACTGAAAGCACTATTGCGCAGGAAATTCAAAGATCAGGATCTCCTGTGGCTAATGGATGAAATTATCGACAGTGCATCCGGCCTCCCCATTGGAAACTACCTGAGTCAGTACCTGGCCAATTATTACCTCTCGTTCTTCGATCATTGGCTGAAAGAAGTAAAGCTGGTAAGGTATTATTTCCGCTATGCCGATGACCTGGTGATCCTGTCAGCTAACAAGGGCGACCTGCATAGATTGTTGAAGGATATTCAATGGTATCTGCAAAGTCATTTAAAACTCAGTATAAAAGGCAATTACCAGGTGTTTCCGGTTGCCTCCCGTAGCATTGACTTTGTTGGTTATCGACTTTATCATACGCATACACTTTTGCGAAAATCGATCAAAAAACGCTTTGCCCGCAAAATGGCAAAGAGCCCTAACGGTAAAAGTCTTGCCTCCTATTGGGGCTGGGCAAAACACTGTAATAGCAATCATTTACTCAATAAACTACTTAAAAAACCTGCAGGGGGTATAAGGTAACCTGCAATACTTTTTATGGATATAAATGTAAAAGTTACAATCGATGCCGCCCCTGCATTCATGGCACTATTGCAGGGTTTATTATCCGCCGTACCAGCACCAGGTACGCCAACGCCTGCACCGGTTAACAAACTTAAAAAGGCAGAAAAGCCTGCCGAGAAAGTTGCCGATCAGATGTCGGCACCTGCCGCTGAAACGCCAGCTGAACAAGCGTTGGAAGACTTTCAGAAAGAACTGGATGCCGCAGTAGTTCCTTCTGTTACCATTGAACAGATCCGCGCTGAAATTCCCGGAGCTAAAGCAAAGGTAGGCGCCGATAAGGTGAAGGCATTGCTTACCAAATATGGTACGGCCAATGTAACCAACTTGCCCCTGGTCAATTACGATGCCTTTTACAATGAACTCAAAACCCTTGCAGCATGAGTCACGCAGTCTTATCACCCAGTGGCGCCGAGCGGTGGCTTAACTGTACTCCATCTGTCCGGTTGGAACAGCAGTTCCCGGATAACGCTGGTGTAGCAGCTGCCGAAGGTACACTGGCGCACAGTCTCGGGGAGTTATTGCTTCGCTATGCGCTTAAACAAATAAAAAAGTTTAAGTATGAACAGCAGCTGGCTGAGATCAAAGCCAGCGAGTTATACGATAACTCAATGATGGATCACTGCGAGAACTATCGGGATTTCGTACTTGAACGCCTATACGATGCCAAAGCGCGCACTAAAGATGCCGTGATCGCCCTGGAACAACGCATTGATCTTACAGAGTTTGTTCCTGAAGGCTATGGCACTACCGATTCCAACATCATCGCGGATCATATACTGGATGTGGTTGACCTTAAATATGGTAAAGGTGTACCGGTATCAGCTGAAAAGAATAAGCAGATGATGCTTTATGGCCTTGGTGCCCTCAACGCCTTTGATCTCATGTACGACATCCACACCGTTCGTATGACCATTTATCAGCCTCGTATTGACAATGTGAGCACCTGGGAAATATCGGTCAAGGATCTGCGGCATTGGGCTGAAACGGAGTTACGCCCTCTGGCAAAGCTGGCCTTTGATGGTGCCGGTGAATTTGTAGCTGGTAAACATTGCCGGTTCTGTAAGGCTCGTGGCGCCTGCAAAGCAAATGCTGATTACAACCTGGTGCTGGCAAAGTATGAGTTCAAGGAAGCGGATCTCTTAAAGGATGAAGAGATCAGCGAGATCCTTGACCGGGCAAAGACTTTTACAGATTGGCTGAACGGTGTAACAGATTATGCACTCGACCAGGCGGTGAACCATGGTAAAAAATGGCCAGGTTATAAAGTGGTCGAAGGTCGCAGCAACCGGAAGTACACCAGCGAAGATGCAGTAGCCACCTTGTTAATTGAGAAAGGGTACAAGGAAGAAGTGATTTACGAGAAGTCAATCCTTGGAATTGGTAAAATGGAAAAGGCCATCGGCAAGGATATGTTTGCGGCTCTACTTACTCCGCTAATTATTAAACCAGCTGGCAAACCAGCTCTTGCGCCTCTCAGCGACAAACGGGCGGAATATCACAGTAACGAGGCAGCTGCCATCGAATTTGCCGAGGTGGACATTTAACAATTATTCATTCACAACCAATTTAAAAATTCATTTAAACTATGAGTACTACAACAGCTCAGGAGCAATCAACAAAAATCGTAATTGGCCCCGTACGGCTCAGTTACCTGCACGTGTGGGAACCTTCTGCAATGGAAGGCCAGACGGAAAAGAAGTATTCTGCTTCTTTAATCATTCCCAAAAAAGATAAAGCGACGGTAGCCAAAATCAATGCGGCTATGGATGCCGCAAAAGAACAGGGTAAACACAGTAAATGGGGTGGCAAAATTCCTAAAAACCTATGGAATCCGCTTCAGGACGGCGACGATGAAAAGCGTTCAGAAGATGAAGCTTATGCCGACAGCTGGTACATATCAGCAAAAGCCGCTACCAAACCTGGTATTGTTGACAAAAACCGTAATCCCATTCTGGCGCAGGATGAAGTATATAGCGGCTGTTATGGTTATGTGAGTGTGACCTTCTATGCGTTCAATAAGAACGGTAACTCTGGTATAGCTGCAGGTCTTAATCACATTATGAAGGTGAAAGACGGTGAGCCCTTGGGCGGCCGTAGTTCAGCTGAAAATGACTTCGCTGACATTCAACTGGAAGATGACGACGACTTAATGTAAACCAGTAGGGAGTGCCTTATTGGTACTCCCTTTCTTTTTCAACCCTCAAATCGTTTAAAATGTCTTTGACCTTTAAACAACTCCGTAACGCTAACATATCCCGCTTGCCGACATTTAAGAACAAGCATGGGGAACCGGCGCACAGTGAACCAGATGGTTCAGATTGGTCCCCTGCTCAATGGTTGCAGGCGCTTGCAGGAGAGGTTGGTGAATATGCCAATATTCGGAAAAAATATGAACGTGGTGATATTGATGAATTAACCTTTCACAAAGAAGCCAGGAAAGAACTTGCAGACATTCAAATCTATCTCGATTTACTGGCTTTCCGTTTAGGCATTGACTTGGGAGATGCCACCATCCAAAAGTTCAATGAAGTCAGCAAAAGAATTAACAGCCCTGTTAAATTAAACCCCATCAGACTGTAACCATGCACACCCTCGCCATCGATATAGAAACCTACAGCTCGGTTGACATCGGCAAATGCGGTATGTATAAATACCTGGAAAGCCCTGATTTTGAAATTATGCTTTTCGCTTATTCATTTAACAATGAACCCGTGCAGGTGGTTGACCTCACTGACCTGGAAGAATTACCGGTAAAGATCAAAGATGCCCTGAACAATGACGATGTTTTGAAAACTGCCTGGAATGCCCAGTTTGAACGCCGATGTATTGAGAAGTTTTTTAAAATCCATTTGCCAATACAACAATGGGAATGTACGATGGTAAAAGCTTCTATGTTGGGGCTTCCGCTTTCCCTCGATGCTGCCAGCAAAGCCCTGCAGTTGGAAAATGGTAAGATGGCTGACGGTAAAGCATTGATCCGTTATTTCTGCATCCCTTGTAAGCCCACTAAAGCAAACGAACAGAGAACCCGGAACTATCCATTGCATGCGCCCGACAAGTGGCAACGCTTCAAGGAATACTGTGCGCATGACGTGGTAACAGAACGCACCATTGGAAGTAAAATAGCTTTCTTCCAGGTACCTAAAATGGAAAAACAGCTATATACACTCGATCAACAAATCAACGATCGCGGTATTATGATCGACCCGCAGCTGGTTAAGAACGCGATCCGCATTGACATCGAGCACCGCGACCGGTTAACCAAGGAAGCGATCAACCTGACAGGCCTGGACAACCCTAATAGCGTTGCCCAGCTGAAAACGTGGATAAGCCAGGAAATGGAGGAAGAAGTTGAAAGTCTGAATAAAAAGGATATTCCCGCGATCCTTGCAAAAACAGATAATACCATCGTTCAGAAAGTATTAGAGCTGCGGCAGGAAATGTCAAAGACGTCTGTTAAGAAGTATGTGGCCATGTATAACGCTGCAGGAAAGGATGACCGTGTGCGTGGGCTCCTGCAGATGTATGGCGCCAATCGTACCGGCAGATGGGCCGGCCGCCTGGTGCAGGTTCAGAACCTGCCCCGTAATGAAATGAAGGATCTGGAACTTGCCCGGACCATCGTACGCAGTGGTGACCTGGAATGTCTGGAACTGATGTATAACAGTGTTTCGGATGTGCTGAAACAGCTTATTCGTACTGCTTTTATCGCGCCGGAAGGTCGCCGGTTAATTGCTGCAGACTTCTCAGCCATCGAGGCCCGGGTAATCGCATGGTTAGCCGGTGAGAAATGGCGCCTGGATGTATTCAATACCCACGGTAAAATTTATGAGGCTTCAGCCGCCCAGATGTTTAAGGTGTCCATTGATCTTATCACAAAAGGATCTGACCTGCGTCAGCGGGGGAAGGTGTCTGAACTGGCACTGGGTTACCAGGGCGCAGTAAACGCCCTGCTTAAAATGGGCGCCCTTGAAATGGGATTGAAGGAAAATGAGCTGCCGGCACTTGTTGCCATGTGGCGCCAGGCCAACCCCATGATTGTTAAATTTTGGAATACCTGTCAGCAGGCAGCACATGAGGCAGTCGAATATCGCACAACAGTAAGTATCCAGCACGGCATAAAATTCTTCATGGAAAAGGGTATTCTATTTATTCAGTTGCCATCCGGTCGTAGACTTTCTTACCTCCGACCAAAATTCAAACAAGGTAAATACGGCCCTATACTCACTTACGAGGGCATGGACCAAACCACAAAGAAGTGGGGTGAACAGGAAACCTACGGCGGCAAACTGGTCGAAAATATCGTACAGGCCACTGCCAGGGACGTGCTGGCTGATTCTATGTTACGTCTGGAAAACAAGTCATACCTGATCGTTATGCATGTACATGATGAGGTTGTAATGGATATGGCCAGGTCAAAAGGAAGTGTTGAACAGGTAAATGAGATCATGGGTGAGTCAATACCCTGGGCAAAAGGTCTGCCTTTAAAAGCTGAGTCATACGAAACAATGTTCTATAAAAAGGATTAGGCAATGAATAATAGACGCTACAGAACTGACGAGAATGGAAATTTAACCATGTGCACACCGGCACAGGACGTAATTATAAAACGTGACTTTTTGCTGGTCCCTGTTAAAAGGCTTGCAGAAAGTCTGAAAATGAGTCACACCCGTTTAAAAAAGCGTATGGCTCAGTTAGGCCTGGTCATACCTGCCGAGTTAGCAGCAAAGCGCAAATTTGAAAACCAAATGAAAGCGGGTGTAACTCCATGGAATAAGGGAAAGAAACTACCTGCGCATGTGTACAATGCGATTAAGAAGTCAATGTTCAAAAAAGGCCATCTGCCTCATAATGCAGTTGGTTTTAAGGATGGTGATCTGAGCTTCAGAAAGGATACCAAAACAGGGATATTGTATGTATACATCAGGTTGACCCTGGGTAAGTGGTACCCATTACACCAATATGCCTGGGAGTGCACACACGGTAAAGTCTCAAAAGGTTATTGCATCAGTTTTAAGGACGGCGATTCCATGAACTGTACTGTTGAGAATTTGGAATTAATTACCAGGGGCAACAATATGAAACGTAATTCCTGTTCTGTTCGCTTAACTGACAGTTATGTGGCCCAAACCCTTGCACGCAAAAAAGGTGGTGTCGGATTGGTCGATTTCCAGCTAAAGGAAACCATCATGCAAAACAAACCTCTTATCGAGTTGAAACGCAAATCGCTAATTCTAAAAAGAACCATCGATGAACGCCAAAAAGCTAAATAACCTCCTTCAAAATATGAAGGGTAAGCCATATCAGTATGGCAATCAATTGCATATTATACAGGGGTTTGCCTTAGACGATGATAAGTTCACTATAACAACGAACCAGAGTATTTACTCCCGCAAACTGGAAGCCGCTGAAACCTTTTTGAAATACTGGCAACCGGTTACCGGTACCGAATTGAGTCCGGTTAATGAAGATCAACAGTTAGCCATATTTGTTGAGAAAGAACAATCGAAAGCCGATAAGCTTATCGAAATTCTGGAAGATAACATCACAAAGGTTCAGAACGACGCCGGTTATATCGCCCAAGCCCAGGCCATAAACAATAACATTAACAGCATCATTAACATTCAGAAGATGAAAATGGATGTAATGAAGCAAATGTGGCAAAAATGAAACCCCTGACCTATAAAAAGAACCCAAAGCCCGGCCAGTGTATCGCCGCCCGCTGCACCAACAGGACGAAGGGAAGGCGAATGTGTAACACCTGCAGGTCGCGTAAATGCCGCCAGGCGGACCCGGTAAGGTATGCGTTCAACAACCTGGTTCACCATGCAAAGGAACGTGGTATTATCTGCACCATCACGCTGGATCAGTTCAGGGTATGGTGCCGGAAAGTGAAGTACATCGGTTTTACCGGCCGGTCTGCTGACAGCTACACCATTGACCGCCGGCATTGTGATGTTGGTTACCACATTGATAATATTCAGGTAATGACCAACATCAATAACGTGAAGAAGTTTTTTACCTATGACTGGCGTACAAAAACCGTCGTCAGCTGGGCCACAAACACTCAAGAAGTAACCGAAGATTTACCATTTTAAAGCTATGCGCAAAAACTTGCATGATAGGCCGCTGGCGGCAAAAGGGCTAATCTCATATAGGGCTAAAGGTAGATATGGATATATTATGATCGGAGCTAAAGATGATAGTGATGCGTGGAACGAAGCAAAGCGATCAACGGATAGCCCAACCGAATTAGAAGTATGGAACGGGGAAAGATACATCTCGGTTGAACATAATTACATGGGAGCGTTCGATGTGAATAAAAATAAAAAAAAGGAAACTATGCCAAGAAAGAAAATAACGCCTATAGTAAAAATGGAAGATCCAAAGCAGTTGGGGAAAATTGGAGTCATTCAAGAAATACTGAAACTGGTTGAAGCTCATAACGGCGTTGTCAATGCCATTCTTAACGATTACCTGGTTACCGATGGTGCTGAACTCGAGATCGGGGCCGCAGGGAACAATCTCTGGAAGGATATTGAACAATTATTGTTTACGGATAATCCGGAAGAAGATTTTGACACTTTATTTAAGAAGCTCAAAGATATCGAAGACGATCTGGGCATTAATCATTTAAAAAAACTATCAACACTTTTTACAAATTCGGAAGAAAGGGAATTCATGGAAGAGTTGGCTTCGGAAAAAAAATTTGCACTTATTAAAGTGGACAACATTGAACAACAGGAAAAGCTACGTGCTTTTGCTGAAACAGAAATCTGGCCGCATTTTAATCAACAACGTGTAAACATACTTATATGAGAGATGCACTACATGAAATTAGGGGCTTTGTTCGGGAGTTTTGGTATGTTCTACTACTTTATTTGATAGCATGTGTTGCGTTTGCATTTATTGCACCTTCCTTATTTAGAAAGATAGACCAGGGATTACAAAAAGTAGAAACGGTAAAATGCCCATGTAAAAACTGATTCCGAAACCCAATTACCTCAATTCCTTGATAGACCTGACTAATGTTAAAAATCCAACATAACGGAAGCGTTGAAATTGCTACAGGCCGTAGCCGCAGAGAACTCAATTGGAAAAACAAAGAACTGCAATGGTCCGACTTGTTGACCAAACTGTCAACCACTCACCGTACCCCTGAAACATATAATGAGTACATCACATCAAAGAAGCCGCGCCAGGATGAAATTAAAGACATTGGTGGCTTTGTAGGTGGTTACCTGACCGGTGGGCGCCGCAAGGCAGGAAGCGTTATGCATCGCCAGCTGATAACCCTGGACATCGATGCCGGTGAACCCGGTCTTTGGGATGACTTCACTTTAATGTACGACTGCGCCGCAGTCATTTACTCAACACACAAACACTCTGTTGATGCACCCCGCATCCGGCTTATAATACCGCTGGATAGAGTGGTTATGCCGGATGAATATGTAGCTATAGGCAGACGCATTGCCGGTGAGATGGGCATTGAGATGTTTGACAATACCGGTTTCCAGCCAGAACGCCTGATGTACTGGCCATCGACCAGTAAAGACGGTGTTTATGAATTCCAGTATCAGGACGGTCCCTGGCTTTCTGCTGATAAAGTACTGGCCAGTTACCGGGATTGGAAGGACAGCAGCGAATGGCCGGTAAGTGAACGCGTACACGGACAGGTGCAACGAGCAATTAAGAAGCAGGGCGACCCATTGGAAAAGCCCGGTATCGTTGGCGCCTTCTGCCGTACGTATAACATCCATGAAGCCATTGAAGCCTACCTCGGCGATGTGTATGAAGAATGTGACGTTGATGGCCGGTACAGTTATAAGGAGGGCAGCACTGCAGCGGGCCTCATTACCTACGATGATAAGTTTGCATTTAGCCATCATGGCACGGATCCGGTAAGCGGGAAGTTGTGCAATGCCTTTGACCTGGTGCGCCTGCACCTGTTCGGATTAAAGGATGAAGACGCCCGGGAAGATACCCCAATCAATAAAATGCCTTCTTACCTGGCGATGGAAGAACACGCCATGAAAGACAGGCGGGTAAGAAAGCAAAGAGGCGAAGAAAAGTTGCAGGATGCCAAAGTTGATTTCGCAGACGTGGATGTTGCGGATCAGGACCAGCCAGTGGAAGCGGATTTATCCTGGATGGAAGATCTTGAAATGGACCGCAAGGGCAATTACTATAACACCATCGATAACCTGGTCCTGATATTGGAGAACGACCCGCATTTAAAAGGCAATCTCGTTTATGACCAGTTGGAACAACGCCCCATTGCCCGGAGAAATTTGCCATGGCGTAAAGTGACAAATGACACCCGGTATCTCGCGGACCGCGATGACGATAACCTGGAACACTACCTGGAAAAGGTATATAAGATTGGCGGCACGAAACTGGAAGTTGCAATGAACGTAATATTTGAAAAACACCAGTTTCACCCCATTCGGGATTTTCTTAACAAACAACGTTGGGATTGGCAGCCCCGTTTAGATACATTACTGATCGACTACCTGGGCGCTGAAGATTCAGATTATACCCGCGCGGTTACCCGTAAATCCTTGGTTGCAGCTGTTGCCAGGGTGTTTAATCCGGGTGTAAAGTTTGACCATGTCCTAACTGTAATTGGTCAACAGGGGAAAGGTAAAAGTACACTGCTGCGAAAATTAGGTGGTGGTTGGTTTTCTGACAACTTCCATTTGTCCATGCTGCAGGGAAAAGAAGCCGTTGAACAGATAAGGGGCGTATGGCTAGTTGAAATTGGAGAAATGGCAGGAATGGCCAAGGCAGATATAGAACGTATTAAAGGGTTTATAGCAACGCAGGTTGACAGGTTCCGGCAAGCTTATGGCAGAAGGGTAGAGAATTATCCCCGGCAATGTATCTTCTTTGGAACTACCAACAAAAGTGATTTTTTAAGGGACCAGACTGGTAACCGTAGGTTTTGGCCGGTCGAAATAGGAGTAAGCGAAGCGGCGGGCGATGTTTTTAACGATCTCACTGAATCGGAAGTGAACCAGATATGGGCTGAAGCCTTGTATTATTACCACAAAGGTGAAGAATTATTTCTGCCTGAAAGATTGCAACCTGCAGCCGAAGAAGTTCAAAAAGACCACACAGAAGAACATCCATGGACTGGCCTGATCCAGCAATTCATTGATACGAGGTTGCCGGACAACTGGGCTAAAATGAACCGGTATGAAAGGATTGCTTATATCCATCATCCGGATGAGCTACAGCCTACTGGTACCGAGACACGAACCAAGGTTTGTGCACTGGAAGTTTGGTATGAAGGTTTAAATATGAAATTGACAATTGATGATAAAAGTGCTTCTATCATTAAAACTATCATGCGTAGCATGGCTGGTTGGAAAGAGGAAAAAAAGCCTGTTCGTTTTGGGCAATATGGGCTTCAAAGAAACGGTTTTGTACGCGTTACAACTACCGTTACAACCCCCGAAAAATCCGCTTTGCAAATGACGCAAAATGTAACGGGGTTGTAACAAGTTTGTAACGGCAATTGTAACACATAATTAATTACTATATACTGTTTTATACTAATTATTATTAAATGTTACAATAGTTACATAGTAAAGAAGATAAAAGGAGAATAAACAAAAACAGGCAGTATATAGATATAATACACGCCTAATCGCATACACTACATACGCGCGTACGCGCGTAACGTAACCGGAAAAATCTAAAACGAATGAAAGAGAAAACAATTGAAGAACGATTTCGCGACAAGATCAAAGAAATGAAAGGGCTAGCCCTAAAATTCTTTTGTGTATCATTTACTGGTGTGCCAGATAGATTGGTTTTGATGCCTGGAGGACGAATTTGGTTCGTGGAGTTAAAAGCCCCCGGTAAAAAAACTAAGTTTCAAAAGGGCCTAACCACTATACCTGAAACAAGACAGGATCTTGTCATCAAACAGCTGAGAGGTTTGGGGTTAAATGTTTTCATAATTGATTCACACCAGGAGGTTGATGAATTTTTAAACCTAATAGCAAAATGAAATATAATCCGTTTCCATACCAGGACCATGCCACAGAGCATATCATCCAGAATACAGGCAACGGCCTGTTTCTTGAAATGGGCCTGGGTAAAACAGTATCAACCCTGACAGCGATAGACCGACTAATTTACGATTACCTGGAAGTGAACAAGGTTCTGGTGATAGCACCAAAGCGGGTAGCTGAAGATACCTGGACCACAGAATGTGAAAAGTGGGACCACATCAGGCATTTACGGATCTCCCGGGTGTTGGGCGATGAACGTAAACGAATTTCAGCTTTAAGGCAGAAAGCCGATATCTATGTCATCAATCGGGAAAACGTGTCGTGGCTGCAGTCTCATTATGCTGGCGCATGGCCATTTGATATGGTTGTCATTGATGAATCATCGTCTTTCAAATCTCACAAGGCTATCCGGTTCAAATCGATGAAGCTTATCAGGGCGTTTATCAAAAGGATTGTGATCCTTACAGGTACGCCGGCGCCAAATGGATTACTGGATATATGGGCACCCATTTGGCTGCTTGACCGTGGCGCCAGGCTGGGCGAAAAGTTTGAAGGTTATAGGGCGAGGTACTTTGAAAAGAATCAGTGGGAGCGTCGGTATACGATCAAAAAGCATGAGTCCTACGAGCAGGGGATCTACAACAAGATCGGGGATATCGTCATCAGCATGAAGGCGGCCGATTACCTGGATTTACCCGAACGGATTGACCGGATCGTAAATGTGAAACTACCGGAAGAAGTGAAAAAAGCTTACAACGACTTTGAGCGTAAGCAGGTGTTAGCCCTTTCTGAAGAAGATCAGATCACAGCGATCAATGCGGCCGCCCTGACAACAAAACTCCTGCAGTTTGCCAATGGCGCTGTTTACGATGAAAATCGGGTGTGGCATGAAATGCACCGGGAGAAACTGGAAGCCCTGGGCGAAATAATAGAAGCTGCCAACGAGAAACCGGTTTTGGTTTTCTACTGGTACAAACATGATCTGGAACGCATTCAGCGATATGCAAAGGATCATGACTGGAAACCTATAGAACTGAAAGGCCAGGCTGACATTAAGCACTGGAACGAAGGAAAGATCCAGGTCCTGCTGGCGCATCCGGCAAGTGCCGGGCATGGATTAAACCTGCAGGCTGGTGGAAACATCATTGTTTGGTTTGGGCTTACCTGGTCGCTGGAATTGTACATGCAGGCCAACGCCCGCCTGCACCGGTTAGGGCAGCAACAGGCTGTTATTATCCATCATCTGGTATCAACGGGCACCATGGATGAAGATGTAATGGAAGCACTTGAAAAGAAGTTCCACGGGCAGGAAGCGTTGATGCAGGCGGTTAAGGCCCGCATTGAGAAATATCAAAAACTGGTAGCATGAACCAATTACCTTACCGCTGTAGCATGAATGCGTTAGTGGCAATAGCGTTGTATGATAAACATGAAAGGGACCGCATTGTAGCGGAAGAGATGGAAAAGGAGAAGTACATCAGGGAAATCCGGGAAATAGGGCTGTACCCAATTTTAACGGATGTTTGTAGTGTCTTTGGTTACGATATTTTGAAGGTAAAAAGCAAACGTCGTGCTGCCGGATTAGTACTCTGTAAACGTTTGTACTGCTATCTTTCTTGTTTAAAGACAAAATTCTCCCTGTCTGAGATAGCGAATGAAGTGGGCTTTGATGACCACACCACCGTGATCTACCACCGTGATGTGGTCAAAAAATTGACAACCGAACAAGATCCTGAGTTTATCGCTAACTGGCGTTATTACCTACATAATTCAAAGCTTTTTACAGAAATCGATTTTCAATAAACTTCGTTGTTATGAAAGACCAATCAAATGAACAGCAAATAATCGAATTGATACGCCAGGGCAAAGCGAATAAAGAAATTGCAGCGGAAATGTTTAAATCTCTACCAACTATCAAAGCGAGCGTATCCAGGTTAATGAAAAAGTATAATTGCAAAAACAGGGTACAGCTGGCACTTATGGCTTTCCAAAAAGTAAATAACCCATGATTATAGCGTATGAAAAACCAAAATCCAGTACTAATCCTTGGCAACCTCGGTCTGCAGACTTCCTTTCGTTTCCCACGTCGGAAAACTACTTATCGCACGATTACCTATGGGCCGAGTTTTGCCAGACCGAATTACGGTACCCGGGCCTGTTTGAATGTGAAAACCGGAAAAGTGAAACTGTTGGCTTGCGGGCTTACCGTTGAGAAAACATGAAAATTTCAGTATTTATTGAAATTTCAGAAAAATCAATAACTTTACTTTTGATAAATCCTGATTTTTAGCGTTTTGACCAAAAAGAAAAACCCCATATCGAAGAAACCTAAAGCTGAGATCCCGGCTCTGAATGATAAACAGAAACAGTTTTGTCTGGAGTACCTGGTTGATTTCAATGCGACCCAGGCCGCAATACGGGCTGGTTATTCACAACGATCTGCATACGCCATTGGATGGACTAACTTACGAATGCCCCAAATTCGCAAACACATAGATACCTTGCTCGAAGAACGATCACTCGGGAAACACGAGGTGTTAAAACTGCTGTCAGATATCGCCCAGGGATCATTAAACGACTATTTCACTACTACAACAAAGGTTTATACCCCCCAGGTAAAAAAGGGACTTAAAGAGCTTATAAAAGGGCTTCGCGAAAAGATCGAGGACCAGCGTAAGCTGATCGCCAGGGCGAAGATTACCGATTCTGACCGCCTGAAAGGATTAGCCAGCCAGGAAATGTTCTGGCTCGAACAGATTGCCGCTTACGAAATTGAACTGGAAAGAAACCCCCGGGCAAATAGGATTGTGGATGGCGAAGCCCAGTTGGTTGAAACTACCGAACTGGATATGGTAAAATTGGTGAGGGATAAAGAAAAGGGCAGGATCAAAACACTGGTTCCGAACGAATACGGTTATAAGGTAGAGTTATACCCTGCTGATGCAGCATTACGTGACCTGGGGCGCTACCATGGTATTTTTGAAAAGGATAATGAACAGGGAAAGCCGAATTTCAACATTGAGGGGCAGCAAATTGTGTTCAAATGATCGAGGTCCAGGCGTTAGATCCGTTCAAAGTACTTTACAACCTTCCTCCTGATGTAAACATCGTAGTAGCGATAGGAGGAAGGGGAGGGGCAAAAACCTACGAGGTAAGCAAGTACATAGCTTTCAGTGCTACGATCAAAAAGAAGCGGTGTGTTGTACTGCGCGATGAAAAGGAGCTGGTGCGTGAATCGATCCTGAATGAGGTGCTATTACGGTATGACACAGCCAATGAATCAGGCGCTTTATCTGGCCATTATGATCGCCTGGACACTGGGATCAAGGAAAAGCAAACCGGCGAAATGCTGGTCTTTACAAAAGGTTTCCGGGCCAGCGACAGCACGAAGAAAGCAAACCTTAAATCCATATCCAACATCGATATAGCGGTGGTTGAGGAAGCAGAGGACATACGCGATGAAGAAAAGTTCAACACCTTCGCCGATTCAATCCGTAAGGAGGGCTCTTTGATAATCATTATCCTGAACACGCCGGATATTCAGCACTGGATCATTAAAAGGTATTTCAATCTGAAGCCGGTAGTGATTAACGGGAAAGTGAAGGATGGGTTTTTTGAAATAACGCCGAAGCAGATTAAAGGGTTTCTGTGCATTCAGACCAGCTTTGAAGATAACCCACATCTGCCGAAACATATCGTTGACAACTATCGCGGATATGGTGACCCTAACAGCCACCTGTACAAAGAGTTTTACTACCTGACTGCGATTAAGGGATATGCAAGTACGGGCAGGAAAGGGCAAATATTGACAAAGTGCAAACCTATAAAGCTGGCTGACTACCTAAAGTTGCCGTTTAAAGAGTACTACGGCCAGGATTTCGGTACCGCTTCCCCGGCCGGCATGGTTGGGGTAAAGTTCGACAAGAACCGGGTTTATGCCCGGCAGCTGAATTATAAGCCGCTGAGTACACTGGACATTGCCAGGATGTATTGTACGATGCGGTTAACGGACAGTGACGAGATAGTTGCCGATAGTGCGGAGCCGAAAAGTATCAGCAAGCTGAAGAATGGTTACCGGGGGGAGGAACTGGCAACGGAAGACTTTATCAAGTTTACCCGCCTGGCAGTAGGGTTCAATGTCAAAGCGGCTGATAAGGGGCAGGACAGCGTGAGGAACGGGCTCGATCTGTTAGATTCACTGGATCTTTATGTGGTTGAAGAGTCAACGGACTTCTGGAATGAGATATACAACTACATCTGGGAAGTGGACAAGAACGGCAATCCGACTGGTGAACCGATAGACGAATTTAACCACCTTATTGATCCCTGGCGGTATGTGGTACAGAAGCATAAGAAGGGATATAAGGTTTACGAATAAAATCAAGCTTATGATAAAACGCATAGTGTATACAAGCGACATAAACGTAAAAGTTGGCCAAGAGAAAATTGC